GGCTGCTCCAGTTACTAAGGCTGCTCCAGTTACTAAGGCTGCTCCAGTTACTAAGGCTGCTCCAGTTACTAAGGCTGCTCCAGTTACTAAGGCTGAAGAAAACGTTTCTTACATATTGGATCAAGGTAAATATGCTCCGAAGAAAGATTCAATCAACGAATTCATATTAACAGCCATAGACGAAGGTTATACCAAGCGTTCAGAACTTATCGATTGTATCGTAGCTGAGTTCAAAAGACCTAAAGATGCGAAAACCACAATCGGCTTCGCAAAAACTTCAATCAATTGGTTAGTTGGCCGTTATATCCAAATCCAATCTTAATTTAAAACAGACCCTTCATAGTAAGGGTCAAACCTCAGGAGAAATAAAATGCACTATTTAATCGATTTTGATTCCCGTTCAGTGGAATTCAAAAGTGAAGACTTCGTAATTTTACAGGATTACATTCAAACTAATAAGTTAGAATTAGCCTTAGTAATTGTAAGTTCCGCGAAAGACGTATTTGAATATTTATCTTTCGAAGAAATGAAAGACTTATATTCAACTTTGACATTAGACGAAGGGGAATGGGATAACTCTGACAACCTTCAACCTTCTATAGATTGTTGGCAGGCATTGGAAGAGTATCAAAATGATTTTCCTGTATTTCGCGCTAGCAAGGGTAAAAAGGCATTGAAATCTAGAGCTGTAAATGACGACCCAGTTGTAAAAACAAAAACCGAAACAGCTAAGGCGGCCAAACCTGCAAAACGCCTTAGAACTCCGAAAATTGATCTTGATATGGGTCAAGAATTATTAGTTGTTGATGGTAAGTCTAAAGCAGGTAGTATTTTGAACACAATCGCCACAGCTATTGAAGATGAGATGTGTGGGTCAGTTCAAGAAGTTGTCGATTATATTGTAGCGAATCACATCAAAGGTAAAAGCGGCGATCCTGCCGATATCAGTTATGCAGTAAGAAGCATAAAAGATCTTATTAAGATGGGTAAATTATCTCTAGAGGAGGAGTTGTAATGTTTGATGATATTACAATCTTCATTCCTACTAAGGGTCGGTCTGATAAACTGCCAACCCTTATCAACCTTTCCCCTGAATTATTATCCAGGACTTCTCTAGTTGTAGATAACGAAGAGTTTGACGATTATGAAGATTATACTTTGGAAGTAGATTCTATAAGACCTCTACCTAAAGGCTTAACTGGAATTCATAATGTCAGACAGTTCTGTCTAGATAAGTGTGAAACTCAATATATGTTCCTTATCGATGACGATATGACATTCTTCAATCGTATCCCAGAGTCTACCAAATTGGAAAAAATGTCAGACCTGATTATCAATAAGGCATTCCAGGAAATGATAGATTCTCTTGAAGAATATCCCCTAGTCGGTATGAGTGCTAGACAGGGGAATAATCATGTAGCTGAAGACTACAGGGAAGCCACGCGCCAAATGAATTTTCACGGTGTTGATGTTGCTGAATTTAGAAAATTAGGCCTGAGGTTCGACGGGCAAGAAGTGATGGAAGATTTCCACTTGACTTTGAGTTTGTTGAGTTTGGGTATTCCTAACAAAGTCTTCTACAAATACTGTTGGAATCAGATCGGTAGTGGTGAATCAGGAGGCTGTTCTTCTTACAGAACATGGGAAGTCCAGAAACGATGTGCTGAGCAATTGGCTGCGAAGTTTCCTGATTTTGTTACAGTAGTCAAAAAGAAAACGACTTCTACTTGGAAAGAATTTGGCGAACGTTATGACGTCAGAGTCCAATGGAAGAAAGCCTATGAAAAAGGGGTACAAGACAATGAGTTTTAAACAAGATGCGCCATTCTCAATCCAGATTGAATTGACTACAGGTTGTAATCTCCAATGTACATTCTGTGGGATTAATGGTTTTCAAGAAAAACCGAATAAAAATTTGACGTTTATGAGTTTGGAAACGGCTGAAATATTAGCGACCCAAATTGCCGATTCTGGATGGAATAGTCGCTTGGAATTGGCAATGCACGGAGAACCCACAATGAACCCCCACTGGATTGAAATTGTGGGTATTCTACGTGATAAATTACCTAATCATCAAATCATGGTCACTTCTAATGGGGGAGGGATTGTTAGCTCTAAAGATATCCAAGGTACTGTAAGTTCTTATTTCAGCAACGGTGGGAATATCTTAGCTATTGACGAATATGAAAAAGTTAATTTTGTTAAGCGTATCCGAGCAGGTATTGACGATTTTGAATTGGAAGAACAAGGTGTCAAAGTTTACAATTATCCTGAAGACAAAGATGGGAATCCTCATAAACGAACTAAGGGTAAATTTTTATCCTTTATAGCTCCTATCAATCTTTCAGATAAGGGGACTCATGCCGATTTGAACAATCATTGCGGAAGTGGAGGCGAGCTTAACAATTCCGCTTCTACTTCATTGTGCGCCAAGCCTTTCCGCGAGCTAAGTATTAACGCGGACGGTTCTATCAATCTATGCTGCAATGATTTTATCGGGGAATATACATGTGGCTCAATTCTAAATAGTAATATTGAAGATATATGGAATGGTGATTATTTCAACTCAGCCCGTAAATTCTTAATGGATCGCCAGCGCGATGCGATTAGACCTTGTCGAGGATGTGATGCTAAGTCTTATAGAGTCGGTTTGCTACCTGATAAGATGGGTAAAGTCACGATGGAAAAACCAACGGAGAAAGACTTAGCGATATGTCTCGAAGCGTTGTCTGATGGTCCTGACCGAGGTCCGACAGAACGTGCTAAGAAAAACATCATCCCAACTTTAACTATTGATGAAGAGATGAATTGGTTATGATAAGTATGAATCAAAGTCAGTTTATTTACTGGGTTACTGAACGTGAATCTATCCGTCTAAAGAAAGCTAGCGGTATTCCTAGTCCGTGGTCAGATAACCCAGTGATGCAACAAACCTATTTTTGCAATATCAATCGAGAAGATGATAACGTTACAAAATGGATAAGACAGAACTGGACATACCCGAAAGATACCCTCGGTGAAGATTCTAAGTTGTCTTACGATTTCGCTATGATTACCGCTCGCCTGTTCAATTTACCTTCGACCTTAGAGTTGCTAGAACAACCTATAGAATTAGATAGTTGGTTAGAATCTGCGAAATATAAACTTCATAAGCGTAAAGATTCAGGAGAACGGATATGGAGTGGCGCTTATATCATATCAACTAATGGGCAAAAGGTAGATAAAATTACCCATTGTTTAAATTTACTGGAAAAGGTTGCAAAAGCACCCAACATCACGCATAATGACCTGAGCTTACAAGAAGCTCACAAAAGTCTTATGTCGGTTGATGGGTTAGCTAGTTTTTTAGCTGCTCAGGTTGTAGCTGATCTTAAGAATACAGTAGGGCATCCGTTATCAGAAGCTGAAGATTGGTATACATTCAGCTCCCATGGTCCTGGAAGCCTTCGTGGTTTAAGTTGGTTCTTTGAAGAAAGAGTAAGTGTTAAAAATTATCAAGAGAAGATGCGAGAAGCTCGAGACATTCTAGAATTTGAATTACCTGAAGAAATTCTAGATGTTTTGTGTAACCAAAATCTTCAAAATTGTTTTTGTGAATATGATAAATTCATGAGAGTTAGTAACGGAACAGGTCGTTCCAAACGTATATACAAGCGAGGTTAAAATGTTAGTAATAAACGCAAGAAATGTCAACGGTGCATTGGTTCAGGGCATCGATATGATAAACACACTAGGGGAGAAAACAAACTCCCGAGGAGGGGATACAATTGAAGTCCCTGAACCAGTGTCCACAGTTTACCAGCATCCAGAAGAAAGAGTTATCCTGTCTCCTATCCGAGACGCTAACCCCTTCTTCCATTTATTAGAATCTATTTGGATTTTGGCAGGTCGTAAAGATGTTAAATTCTTAACTGAATTCAATAAACGTATGGTTGATTATAGCGATAACGGTGAAGATTTCAATGCTCCTTATGGGTATCGATTGCGCCACGGTACTCAAACTGAAATTGACCATCGTTATGCTGTAAGCGATCAGTTGAACTCTATAGTCGGTATGCTGCGAACTAATCCTGAAAGCCGTCAAGCTGTCGCTCAAATTTGGGATGAAAAAGATCTTAACAAATCTACTTTGGACAAAGCTTGCAATCTGACTTTAGTTTTCCGAGTAAGACGTAAACGCTTAGACCTGACAGTTTATAACCGATCTAACGATGTAGTGTGGGGTGCTTATGGTGCTAACGTTGTCCAATTCAGTATGATCCAGGAGTATGTAGCTGCAAAATTGAACCTCCCTATGGGCACATATACACAAGTCAGTAATTCCTATCATGTATATACTGAAGGCGCTGGGGGAGCTGTCTGGGATCGTCTAAATACCTATAAAGATACATTAGTTCCGAGTTCAAGTTATGATGATATTAAGAATAAAATCATCATGAAAAATTCAGAAATTCAGAATATCGATTCTGATATTGCGCTCCTATTTAAGACCTATGACGAATTCAATATTAATGAAGTCGGTGAGTTATTATGTTGGAAATCCGATTATTTTAAAGATTTGATTGTTCCGATGTTATCCGTTTATCTAGTTTATAAGCGAAGCGGACCGTTAGTAGCAATCCAATATTGCACATCTATCAAGGCTGACGATTGGCGTTCAGCGGCGACTATGTGGTTATGTAACAGATCAGAAGGGGTATCAAAATGACTATCAAAATGAATATCAATCAAGTTTTAAATAGTGGGGACGTAGAACGTTTTCACGCTGTTCCTGGGATGGAAAAACAATTGGTATCTTCCCATTCGTGGGGTGTGGCTTTGTTATGCCATAAATTCTTTCCTGAAGCTGCTCCAGTTTTAGTGCTTAAAGCGTTGACTCACGATTGTGCTGAATTAATAACTGGGGACGTTCCCGCTGATTGTAAATGGGTGAATCCAGAAGTAAAAGAAGCCTTGGATAAAGTCGAAAAGCGAGTCGAAGAGGACATGGGTATCTCTTACGAACTGACTGATGCTGAACGGGATATGCTTAAAATAGCCGATGCACTGGAAGGAATGCGATACTGTCTTTCCCGAAGAGATCATGGTGAGATTGTAGCGGTCACTATTTTTAACCGCTGGTCTGAGTTTCTTTTCAAAAATTATAAAAATGCGATGATGTCGTATAAAGGCTGTTACACCTATTATGAATCTTTGAATAAATTTATGGGAGTTTCACATGGCCGTAAATAATATTCAAATCGGCGGAACACATTATCAAAAAGAATATCAGCATTGGGATTTAGTGATAGATACCGACATGCCTTATCTTTTGGGATGTGCCACTAAATATGTGACAAGATGGCAAGATAAAAATGGAGTTGAAGATCTTAAGAAATCAATTCATTATATCGAAAAAGCTAAAGAGCGAGGTGTGATTATGAGTCATCATGATCAAGTCCACGTTAAACATTTCGCGAAACAGCTTCAAGCTAGAGAAGCTGATGTTATTTTGAAAATCACTTCCAATTATTTTGACGTTGCAATCCTATTAATAAACGATATGATCGCATCAGTTGAAGAAGGCGCGACTCCTGAGTATGTAGCTCAGGAAGCGTTTATAAGAGGGTAAAATTATGTCATTAATTTCATATAACAAATTGGTAGAGTTAGTGGAATCAGGTGTTATCAACGCGCCAATCGAAAACATAAACGGAGCAAGTATCGATATCACTCTAGACCCGATTATTATGTTTGAACAACCTAAGTTTGAAAATAGAACTGATTTAAGAACTACTGTTGACTTAGCGGCTAAAGAGTCTATCAGAATGAGTAGTATTGAGTTCTTCGAATTCGTATTAAGTCCTGGAGAATTCATCTTAGCTAGTACAGCTGAGACATTCAATCTTCCAAATAATATCGCTTGTGAATATAAGTTGAAAAGTTCCTTAGCTCGTTCAGGACTCCAACACGCTTTAGCAGGATGGGCGGATCCCGGATGGAATAATTCTAAACTCACTTTGGAACTTAGTAATGCAACCCGATTCCATCAATTGAAACTGACTGCAGGAATGAAAATAGGGCAAATGGTATTCTTCGAATGCGACCCTGTTCCCGATGAACACAGCTACGCCACTAAAGGCCAATATAATAATCAAGATAAGGTGACAGCCAACAAAGGCGTCCGATAAGGTGAACGGTATGAATCTTGATAAAATATTATTCACCGATGTTGAATGTTATAAAAATTATTTCCTGATCAAATTCAAAAAGTTATCTAATGGTCAGGTTTTATTTTTCGAAAAATTCAACGAAGGTGAGTTCAATCGTCAGAATGTGATGCACATTCTTAATAATTATACGATTGTGACTTTCAATGGTAATAATTACGATCAGCCAGTTATCGAAGCGGCTTGTCAGGGGTTTAGTAATAAATCCCTGAAGGCAATAGGAGACGCTATTATCGGACCTCCAGGAGGGCGAGGTTTAGCCCCTTGGCAGGTTCGCAAACAATTTGGCATAGGTAAGATGGACATAGATCATATTGATCTTATTGAAGTTGCACCTTTAACCGCCTCTCTTAAAATTTATGGGGGTCGGTTAAACGCCAAAAAGCTTCAAGATTTACCTATTGAGCCTGACGAAGAGATTCAAGAAAGCGACTTAGAAGATATGAGGACCTATTGCGATAATGACAATGATCTAACCGAATTGTTATTCAAAGCATTACTACCTGAAATTGAATTGCGAGTTTTAATGTCTGAAGAATATGGTTTAGATTTACGTTCTAAGTCTGATGCTCAAATCGCAGAAGCTGTGATCAAAGGGGAAATGATTAGCAAGTACGGCATAACTCCTAAGAAGCCTTCCATCAAGTCCGGTACTGTTTTTAATTATATAGCTCCCAAGAACCTAAGTTTTGAAACTCCTCAGTTGAAAAAGTTGTTTGAACAATATACTTCTAATCCATTTACAGTGGCCTCCACAGGCTATATGGAATTCAACTTCGATATGGAGGAGTCTGATAAAATTAAGTCAGGAAAGAATAAAGGTAAATTTCCACCCCATAAGAAACAAATGAAGTTTGTAATTGGAAACACCAAATACACAGCCGGAATCGGAGGGTTGCATAGTTGTGAGAAGTCTGTACGACATACTGATGACGGTTATATCCTTCGGGATTATGATGTTGCTAGTTATTACCCTCGTATTATATTGAATAATAAGTTATTCCCTAAGCATATAGGGTCATTCTTTCTTAAGATCTACAACTCTATTGTTGAACGTCGTTTGAAAGCTAAGAAAGAAGGGAATAAGGTTGTTAATGAAAGTTTGAAAATTACTATCAACGGGTCTTTCGGCAAACTTGGAAGCCGTTGGTCAGTTCTGTATGCTCCAGACTTAATGATGCAAGTGACAGTCACTGGTCAACTTACATTATTGATGCTGATAGAACGCTTAGAATTAGCTGGGATATCTGTAGTTAGTGCGAATACTGACGGTATCGTTGTTAAAATGAAACCTGATCAAGAAGCTAAAGCTGAAGAGATTGTCGAAGAATGGCAATTTGATACAGATTATGAACTTGAAAGTACAGATTATAAAAGTCTCAATAGTCGTGATGTCAATGCCTATATAGCAGTCAAAGAAAAGTCTGCTAAGGGGAAGGGGATGTACGCTGATGTCTCAGACCATTATTATAGACTTAGAACTAATCCTACGAATGTCATTTGTGTCGATGCAGTAACTTCCTTTCTAAGGTCTGCTATCCCAATCGAAGAAACAATTAACAATTGTAGAGAAATCACTAAGTTTACCAATATAAGAACCGTCAATGGCGGTGCTGTAAAAGAAGGTAAATTAATTGGGAAGGCAATTAGATGGTATTATGGCGCTCATGAATTAGATGCTATCTATTACAAAACATCAGGTAATAAAGTTCCCAAATCTGAAGGGGCTGTACCACTGATGGAGTTACCTGAAAAGTTCCCAAGCGATGTTGACTTCCCGTGGTATATTAATGAAGCTAAACGTATGCTGAAAGATATTGGTTATATTTAACATTAAACCCTTTACATTGATCTGAATACATATAATAATGGGTTTTCAATTTGAAGCCCGAATCATAAATCAACAGGAGACTATTATGTCTGATAAACAAGCAAAATTAAAAGAAATTACAGCTAAGAAAAAAGCATTGGCTGATGAACAAAAAGCAATTCGCGAAGAGTTGAATCTTACTAAAGGTCAGCGTCAAGCTAATCGTAAGATCCAAGCTGAAGCTCGTAAAGCAGTACAAGATCAAAAAGCGAAATTACGCGATTTGTCAGCTACGATCTACAAAACTTTCTCAACCAATGATCCTAAAGCGATCGGTGAGTTAGCTGACCAAATGATGGAATCAGCTTCTGTATTAAGCGGAACAATTCGTAAGTTCGCTGAAGCTTCTAAAGATCCTTCTGAATCTGAAGAAATCTAACATTCATTAGCGATGAGGAAAGGCTGAGTTTATACTCGGCCTTTTTTGTTTATGGGAAATGTGAATAAGTTTTTAGAAAGTGCTCTCAAACGCACTAGTAAAAGTAAAGAAATAAAAGAGATCGATATCGAATCATCTTTTTGCAAGTTTGCCAAATCAAAGAAATGCGTACCGTTGAAATTAATAATACTTAACAAAAGAGGGTTTCCGGATAGGACTGTACTATGTCCCAAAGGTAGAATTTTCTTTATAGAATTTAAACGGAAAAACAAAAGCCAATCAGCTATCCAAAAAACTTTGCAACGTACCCTCACAGGTTTAGGGTTTGAATATTATGTGTGTGATGAAATTGGTCAAGCTGAATCAATATTAGAAGAGTTTTTAGAATGGTAAAATGGACTCCGTGGAAATACCAATTAACCGCTTTATCTCATATACTATCTAATCCTAAGAGTGGGTTATTCTTAGATCCAGGATTAGGTAAAACTTCAATAAGTTTATCAGCTATCCGTATTCTTTTGGAATCTGGTAATAGTAAAGGGATTTTAATAATAGCGCCTCTTCGTGTAACTTATTCGGTATGGCCTCAAGAAATAGAAAAGTGGGAGAACTTTAAAAACTTAACCCACACGATACTCCATGGGGATAATAAAGACTCGTTATGGACTGATAAAAAAGACATCTACCTAATTAACCCCGAAGGATTAAAGTGGCTTCATACCGAATTATTGAAGGGTCTGAAGGCCGGAAAGAAGTTACCATTCGACAGCCTTTGGATAGACGAGAGTACTAAGTTTAAATCCTACGATTCAGCTCGTTTCGGATATATTTCTGATATGCTACCTCTATTCAAAAGAAGGCATATTATGACCGGAACACCAGCCCCGAAGAATCTGTTAGACCTTTGGTCTCAAATGTTTATATTGGACGATGGCGCTGCATTAGGTAATAATTATCATAAATTTAAAAACAAATACTTCTATACTGAAGATTGGAACAAATACAATTGGAAACTGAAAGATTTTGCAGATAAAGAAATTCAAAAAGCAATGTCCCATCTAGTATTAGAGATGTCTTCTAAGGATTATCTAGATATGCCTAAATTGATAATCAATGATATCCCTGTGATATTACCTGCAAAAGCCATGTCCCTATATAAGGAGATGGAGAAGGAGTTTTTTATATCTTTAGATAATATGGAATCCTCTGCCGAAGCCGAAGCTCAATCCTCAGCCAAATGTCACCAAATATCAAACGGTAGGGTGTATGAAGACATCCCAAAAGATCTAAATGAAGACGAGATTCGAAAATTTAAGAAAACTAGAAAAACACTAGATGTCCACACTGCTAAGATAGAAGCTCTTAAAGACTTAATAGATGAGTTGAATGGTAAACCCCTATTAATTTCATATTATTTTAAGCATGATCTGGAAAGCTTAAAATCAACCTTCAAGGATATCAAAGTAATAGGTAGTGGAACAACAGCATCAGAAACCAATCAGCTAGTGAGCGACTGGAATAATGGTAAATTATTACTATTGGCCGCTCATCCTGGAGCTATGGCTCACGGTTTAAATTTGCAAAAAGGCGGAAATGATATTTGTTGGTTTAGCCAGACTTGGAATCTTGAGGATTATCTACAATATAACGCTCGTATCTATAGGCAGGGTGTAACAGGGGATTCGGTTAGGATTCATAGATTGATAGGTAAAGATACAATTGACGAAGCTATGGTAATGAGACTCAAGTCTAGAGACGAAGATCAACTAGACTTGAGAGCTGCGATTAAACAATATAGGAAGAATATAGTTCAATCGTCTTCTTTATGAACTTCCGCCAAATTACTAATCCCCTTCCAAATAGAAGCAAATACAGCGGTCGCTAGAGCGGCCACTGCACCCACAGTTTGAGCAGGTGACATTTCCCCACCTTGCTCAAGGATAGCGATAAGACGATACATAATATCTACAGAAACAACTAATAGCGCAATGGTAGCGAGTCGCATCTGTCTTAAACTTTTGTGGATAGGTTGATCAAATATAAAGCCAAACATCATATCGAATTTCTTTTTCACAATTAACCCCATTTTTCTAGAAGTTTGTCGAACTGTTTGCTTGATCTAGCTGCAAAGTACCAACCGACAGCCGTAGAAGTTAAGCCTGTAATAGATAGAATTACTACCTTATAGAGAGATAATAATTCTACAGAGTCAAAAGATTCCAAACCGCCCGTCAACATCTCTAATGATTGTAAAATCATATAAGTTTGATAGAGAAGAATACCAAGGATTATCGGCCTTATAAAACTCTTCAATATGTCTGATAAAGCACTGGTTGATTTCTGGCTAACTTCAAAAGCCTTAGCTTCAATTTTGTCAACCAGTAAAGTTCCCGCAATCTTAGCTTCTTCTATGCCCATTTTAGCGACTTCGATGGTCGCTTGTGTACGAGCATGGATAATGTCAAGCTCATGGTTCAGTTTCATCTTCATATTCGCTCGTTCTTCCCGCTTGGAAAGGTATCCTAAGATACCCCCCACAGCAGAACCAAAACCAGCCGAACCCAGTATTTCTAAAATCATATCAATACTCCCAAGTAGGAACGCTCTTATCGTCAGTAGGTGTCCACGCCATGTGAACGAAATTACTACCTACTGCGACTCTAGTTGCACCGTGACGACCTGCTAAGACCATCAGTTTGTTTCGTTGTCTTATATCACTATAAAACACATCTACAGCTTTCAACTTTTGATGGTCTCCTGGTCTCAGTTTAGTTATTTCATTCGGATGGTACTGACAACGACCCCCACTTGTTATTCTCATAGGTTGGCCGTAATCATCGCGAATTAACTGAACTCGGTCTAAAGTTTCTTGATCAACACTAGGTTGATCACATTCAGAATGCCTACAAGTGCATAATAATTTCGGATCTGTTTTAGGATTGAAATTTTTAGTTTTAATCATATTAAGTACCTGTTAAAGCTCTATCTTCGACCCAGTCTGTATTCAAAACATGACCTGACCCTGTAGTAATTCGCGTCCAACCTCTGATAATATACTTACTGGAGGCCGACCCTAATACCGAAGGGTTGGTATTTCTAACATAATCTCCGATCTCATAAATACCTGTAGACGGTTTTGATGGTTCATCGATCATGATCTTCTTAAAATTTAATCTGGTGGTTTGACCCGATGCGTAATTTGGGAAAGAAACGAAAAATCTACCTGCCAAACCTTCTTGGGAAATTGACATTTCATCAGCATCAGAAGCAGCGTCAATGTCTATTAATTTGATACGCCCTGTATTAGATTTTAATACCCATTGATCCGAATTATTGGTGAATATATATCGTTGGTCTTCGACCCAGTCTGTATTCAAAACATGACCTGACCCTGTAGTAATTCGCGTCCAACCTGCGATTATATATTTGAACTTGTCGTCCCCTAATATAGATGGATTGGTATTTCTAATATAATCTCCGATCTCATAACTACCTGTAGACGGTTTTCCTGTGTCGTCTTTAATAGATCTCTTTAGATCTAACCTTCTAATCTGACCTCCTGTGTAGTTAGGGCATTCTATAGCTATTCTTCCAGCTAAACCTTCCTGACCTATCCTAAATTCATCAGCACCGTCCTCTCCGTTGAGGTCTACAATACTGAGCCTCCCTGACTGCGAACCTAGTGACCATTGACTCCCGGTCATCATAGTGCATAGGTTCGGTGTACCTGTTCCGTCATTGACTAAAACTTTGGAGGTATCTACACCTTCGTATATTAAATCGAATCCCGACGCGGAAATACCAGAGGGGATATAAAAGAAACCAGTTAAGTTAGAAGTTGTTGAAGTCCCACGCGCCCCGATAACTTCTTTGATCTTTATTCGTTCACCTTTAGATATAGACGCTAGATGATTAGGACCTGAAGCCCCCGATATACCGACAGCGACATAAGGATTTAAGATATCGACACCAAGGACAGCAGAAGTAGAACTATATCCATCGACAGAGCCTATGTCAAAAAACTCCAAGCTATCTATAACTCCCGAGTAACTCTCCAGCCACGGTTCATAAAATGTCACGTTTCCGGAACCTTTATACATCCTCACTTGATAATCTGTCTGACTACCTGATATTACTAATTGCATAGAATGAACTTCAGCATTAGCTGCACCATCAAAATTCAAAACGGTGTCGCATAGGAAACAATAGAAGCCTCTAAAATAAGATTGGTCGGATCTAGGTCCTAAATAAAAACCTTATTTCGTATAAGCTTGTGTGACATTTACGAATTTATTAAAATCTGAATTGATACCCCAGAAACTATACTCAAACCCTTCTACAAAAATATTCTCGTATTCAATGTGACCTCCTCTCCAATCACGGACAGCATAGGAGTCAACAGAATAGGAAGAAGCTGTATTATTTAACGCTGTTGTTCTATTTGGTGACGCATTATATAAATTCAAGTTCTTCAAACTTAATCCTTGAGGACCATCATACAAATTATCATCCCAAGGTTGCTCGTCATCAGCTCCATTTTCAAACAATGCGCCATCAGTACCGATAAAGGATATTCTCGTACCTCCCTTATCTACTCTCGTATCTTGGATTCCTCTTATTGTCAGATTATTAAATGTTTTATGTATAGTATTTAATCTATAATCCCCAGCTCCCAGTTGGATTTCTCTAATATTGCTAGTTCCGCAAAAATTAACACAAGCTTGAAATTCTACAGTACGGTCTGATCCTGTACTAGCTCCGAACATTTCAGGAGTAAGAACTCTACCTATTTCCCTAACCCAGCACCCTTCAGCCCCAGTTGGATCTGAGGTGGCTCCTATATATACCCCCTCTAGAGGGTCAGATAAAACCCCACTTGTAAAATCACCAATCTTCCATCGGAATCGCCCAAATCTTATAGGATCAGTTAGAACAATCAAAGTACCGTCTTGATCAGGAGATAGCTCCTTTAGATTATCTATCGTAGAAGATGTTCCTACTGGGTTCCAGTATGTGCCGTCGTCAGTTGTGGGGTTGTTGTTAGATTGTTCAGAGATAGCGTAGTATACCGATCCGTCAGAACCCTTTACTATACCTCCTTTTGGATACGTAGTATTAGGATCCCATACCGCGATACCTTGTTCGTTGATATGGGCTAAACCTTGGGAAAACCATTTTTGAAGAAAGTTAAAATGTTCGAAAGGTGGGATTTCAGCTTGCCAACCTTCAGCAACTTTTCCAGCTGAAGTCGTGTCTGGATCTACTACGTTCGGAGTCGGTGCATCTTTAGCCCATACTCGGGTCAGATTCGGTTTTTCAGTAGCCATGGATTGTTCCTCTTAAAATATTAATTTTGCCATAGTCCCACCGATGTTAGAGTCTAACACTGATCCGAACCCGTAGGCGTTAGGTAAATTTGAGAATCCGAAAGAATTCTCTGAAAATTGAACTGTGTAGTCTACTCTAACTCCGACAGTTTTAGGTATTATATTAGAAAGTAAGGTAAAAATCTCAGGGTCTGATAATTCCTTACCTATAGAAACTTCGTATTTCGTATTTCCGTCGACTAATATAACCGAGTCAGTTCCGAATATAAACTTAATATGGGATATTATATTTTCAGGAGTACTTGCTGTAGAATTACGCGCTATCCTAGCTCGTATATATGTTCGATAAGATTCATCATTCAGTAGTAATGAAGTTGACGGAAATTCCCCTAAGGATATGAACCGCTTCCCTACTCCTGGATCATCCGAGTCACCTAAAGAACCAGCGTATCTATATGGATCAAATCCAAAATACAAAAATTCGGAAGGCTGTCTTATAGGGACAGTGATACGTCTAGACTGGCCTACTATAGCTCCTAGTATATCCAGTTGAGCATTTTCAGCATTTTCTATACGACGCTTATAAACAATATCTTGGAACACTTGCTCCAGAGTGTCAGCTTCTACCAATAACGATTTTATGTAGCTGATTAGATTCGTAGATTCTCTAAATTGAGTAGCTAATCTAGACTCAGCTAACTGCTTATGATTGATCAGATTCATGAATTGACCACTATGTTTACAACTCTAAAATTAGATATTTGATCAGAGTTAATAGGGATATTGTCAGTATCTTCAGGATCGGGAGAAATACCTATTTTTATAGAATCTATTTCATGACCGACAATACTGTTTACAGGAGTATATAATCGACTATGGACTACCTGCTCACCTAGGGAGAAGCCCCTACCTTCGATAAGATTACCACTGGTATAATCTACAATAGCCTGTTTTATAAGGTCGTCCCCGTCAGAAGGGTAATCTGGAAAAGGAGTTAGATCTACAACAACATAAATCTCAATTTCCTCAGGTCTTGAAAAATAGATAAGATGTGGTATCGATTGACTGTCTAATATGGTCGTATAAGTATTTCCAAAGCTAGTGATTCCCGCTGGTTTTTTAAGCCAAATAACACCAGCTATCTCTTCATCATTACCACCTATAACAACGACTCGGAACGAATGAGGGGGTAATCCTTTGACATCTGTAAAGTCAGTGTCGTTTTCTTGAACTACAACCTTAGTGACATTGTCTAGATTTGCGACAGCAGCGTAGATAGAATCAATAATAGCTTGAGCGTCCCTAGCTACTGAACGTTCTCTTCTAGAACGTAACTGGGGGTCAGTTTCTTTGTATGTGCCTAATTTTGCATCTTCCAAATTACTTACTGATAACCATCCGCTGATAGGGGTATCGATAGAAGAAACAGAACCTGAGACTGCTATTATTGGTCCGAACTCAATAGCACTAGCGAACACAATATTACTTCCTGAAGCTCCTATTACAACTTCAGACTCGGTAGAAAATTGATCTCCTGAGTTACTGCTAACCAGACTTCCTTCAGGAATGGTAGTCCCTTCATCGCCTGTCAAAGTTAGGGAAACTCTAGACTTGGTGGCTGGAAGTCTCTCGATACCGTTTAACTGCACTAAGTTAGAAAGACCATCCCCCGTCACAGCAGATGGGTTGAAAGCGTTATAAGATAGCTCGGCAATTTCCCATAGATTAGCATTCGACTCAGAAACAACCCCGTTGATTTGACCGTCAGGAGATTCAGGAGATACGTTAAAATCATCACCGAATATAGACTTAACTTCACTATTCAATTCTTCCAATAATATGTCTAATCTTTTACGATTGAAGCCTTCTGGAGTTACACCGTAATCAGCCATTGATAGTCACCTTTTCATTTTTTATAACACCATAATCGGTCTCAGCTGAAAACTGTATAGAAAGCCTCCTAACAGCACCACCTTCATAATCCATAGAGAATTCTAGTAAGGAAGAAACTCCAGGAGTACCGATAATTCTGGATTTGAATATAGACTCCATATTAGCTAAATTCGCAGGTTTTGTAAATATTAATTGGAAGTATGGTGTACCAGCTTGAAGATCTAGAAACCATTCTTCCATATAGAATTGAAGTCTAGATCTGACGTGCTGTAACACCTCAGCGCCTTCAGAAACCAGAGCTAAACTACCTTGAGAAGATATTATTAAATCGTTATTTTTATCTAAAGCTCTTCCGATCATGGGATTACTACTCCTGATGGGCTTATTGGTCCCGATGGTG